CTCGCCGAGATGTTTTCAGGGATCGGCAGGCGGGCAGGGGTGGCAAACGTCCACCCTCACCGCTTTCGTCACACGTTTGCAATTCAGTACCTGAGAAATGGGGGTAACGCGTACACGCTCCAGGCGATGCTTGGGCACTCGTCTCTTGAGATGGTAAAGCACTATCTCCAACTGGCTCAAGTGGATGTGGATACAGTTCACAGAAGAGCAAGTCCTGTGGATAACTGGCGGCTGTAGATCGCAGCTGGCACCGCCGTACCTGGTGGTATCGTCGATCGTGGCGATGCCGGACCTACTTTTTCTTCTTGGTCTCGGTCTTCGCGTCCGGCTCGGTCGGCATCGCTTCGAGCACCCGTGCCAGTTCGTCCAGCTTCTCCAGCATCTTCCCGATCTGCTGCCGGTTGCCTGAGACCTGAGCGTTGTTCAGTAAATCCAAGAGTATTTTCTTTTGTTCCTGAGTGAGCATTTTTATCTCCATACTATGATCAGAATGATGGCGAGAATCGCCAGTTCAAATAATAAGCCGTTGAGGATGCCGCGGAGGAGTCTACTCTTTTTCATACATTAGGGTCGTTCTGCCGTTCGCGTCGCTCCCGATATTGCTTTGCGTCCATGAGGGCGACCCGTCGCCATTCCGAAATGCATACAGCTTGATCGTTTTAGAAGCAGCGACCGTAACACGGGTAACAATGGGCGCGGTGTTTTGCAGGTTCAACCCAGTCGTGCCAGTGAGCGTTACGATGCGCTCAGAATCGGTGACATCGGCGGCATCCGTGGAGTTGTAGAGTTTTGCAGTAATCCACCAGAGAGTCCCGGCATTTCCCTGTAGCACGCCGCGCACATTGGCGGTAATTCGGTAGCTGCCCGCGCTGGGCAGTGTCACAGATAATCCTGTGTCCTGGTAGGTCCCGGCAGTTCCGGTAATTGAGAAAGTGCTGCCGAGTGTCGCGCTGCCGTTTGCAACTTCAATCGCATCGGCGACGATCTTCCCTGTCACCTTCTCGTCACCCGTCACTTTGAGTTTGTACCCGCTCTCCGCCGCGCCGCCCATGCCGATTGCGTCTAAGCCGGCATCCCATACCTGGAGATTGGGGTCTGTGTCTCCTTCGATGCGGTGATCCACGTCTGCACCGAAATCATTGAACACCGCGCCGCCCTCTGCGTTGAATGCGGCGCTTGGGGAACCCGTCCCAATCCCCACGCGATTATTGCCGGCGTCGATGAAGAACATATTGGCTTCGGTCGAGCCTTCAATGCGAAAGTCTATATCGTAAGAATTGTCATTGAATACAGTTGCTTTGCCGTCCTTGTTTGCCCATAGATCAATCCCCACATTCGCTGCCGCTATCCCGCCAATAGTAAGGCGCGCGGGGGCTGTTGGGCTGGCGTTCACCGTCAACAGGGATACGTTTGCATTGTTGCCATCTTCCGACCACTGCACAGCAGGGGTTGACGCATCAGCTAGATCAATTGTGAGGCTTATCTTTTTTCCTGCAACAGAGTTCCTTATAGCAAAATCGTCAGTACTCGACATTTTCAGATAAGCGGTTTTGAGCGGGTTTGTAGCGAGAAAACTAACTCCTGGGTAGTTGTTATCTGTCGTAATGCCAGTCGAGTCGATGTTCACAGATCCCCCACCTGCGGTGATTGCTCCGGCAACAGTAGACATCGAAGCCTGCACGGTCTGGGTGTTCCACGTTGCCCCTTGGGTAATCAACTGAATAGACCCGCTTGAACCTGCAACCAGTTCAATTCGAGAGTCGCCTGACGCGCCGATCACCACAAAGGGGGTATCTTTCAGCCAACCATTAGCACCTGAGCCGTCCACATTGCGCGTGACATTGTAGGTCGTACCGGAGACAAGAGAACCGATCAGCATCCATTCCAGATTGTTCGAGCCTGCGTCGTCCGGCCCCTGAATTTTGATCCAGTCGCCGACAGTCAAGGCTTTCCCAAAGTTGACAGTCGTTGCTCCCGAGGATACATCCGCCCCCAGTTTGCCCGCGTCCTTACTGACGATGATATTTCCCGCGACTGCCATCTGGTTGGAGGATGTGAGCAGGAATGTTCTCAATTCGCCGCGGGCGGTCAGGTTGTTGAACTCCGCATCGCCGGTATCGGCGTCGATGTTGAAGCCCGATACACCCGCGTCGTAGTTGCTGGAGCTAATGCCGGGAGTAAGGGCATCACCGTTGATGATGATATACGTCCCGCCTGTATCTCCGACCCGGATTTGTGGAACGTCACTGTCGAGGGCAATGCCGATTAAGCCAGTGTATTTTTGTATGCGCGTGTCTGAAATTTGCCAGCCAGCAATAGAGCCACTCGTCGCGGTGATAGATCCCGTGATCGTGGCGTTGCTGGCAACAAGCGCCCCGGCTTCTGTTACCCGGAATGGCGCGCTTGCAGGCGTTGCGTGCCCGGCAAAGAAGCGTATATCATCTCCGCCTGTGACGGTCGAGAGCATCCCCACCACTCCCGCGGCGTCCTTGATGGAATCGGGACCGATGACCCACCCGCCGATCTCGCCTGCCAGAAACTTCAATGTTCCATCTGTGTCCATGTAGGCGGTGACGGTCGTGCCGAACCGGAACTGGAACTGCCCTTCGCTCGCATCCCACTTCATGTTCGAGACACTGTCGGAATTGTTGCCGATCAGGATGTCGCCCTCCTGCATCTCCTCGGCGTTGTAGGCTTGTGTATTCACAAAGACCGCGAAGCTCACGCCTGAGTGTTGCTCGATGTTCGAGCCGATAAAGACATCCCCGTCTGGCTCGATGGTGCTCTTGAGAATGCCGCCCTCGTACGCGCCGAGACCCAGGCCTGAGGAGATCTGCACGCCGCCCGCACTGACCTGACCAAGCGACCCCTGCATTCCGACCCGCTCACTCAATTCCTTGGTCGCTTCTGCCAGTTGCTGTTCGTACCATGCCTGACTGTCCTGCAATCGGGTCGAAGTTGAGACTTCCTGCGCGTCGAGGTCGTTCCAGGAGTTGGGTCTAGGTTTCACGGAAGATCCTTTCGAGCGCCGCCTCCAATGTATCGCGGCTAATCATGTCGGGAGGGAAGATGAATTGCATGGGGATCTTGGCGATGTCGCGCATCAGGTCTTCGATCTCCTCCTGGCGCTTGCGGTCATCCTGTCCAAGCTCGTCGGTATGCCAGTGGTTACCGAGTGGCTCCACCATCGTGGCAAGTGGCACAGTCCAGACAACGAAGTCGATCTTGTAAAAGTGGTCGACGGCTCCCAGTTGGTATTGATATTTGTAGCTCAATTGCTTGCGGTCCAGCCAGAGAGACGTCCACCATTCCTCCTTCGAGTCCGGGTAGATGCCCTGGATCAACCCCCTGGGTTCTTCTGGCGGCTTGACTTTCCTGGGCAGGGTGAACCTCTCCACCTTCAAGGGTCGCGCCCGGCGTGTCTTGAACTTGAAGTCTGTCACTGCGGCTCCACCGCGGTCAGGGTGCCGGACATCTTCTCCTGCTGCTCCTGTGTTTCGTTGGCAACAGGCCGCAAGGGCGTCGGGTCGAGGGTGATGGTCTTGTTGTCGAAGGTCTCAGAGATGGAGCGCATGGTGAGCGGCGTCTTCGAGGTCATCCAGGTGTCCAGCTGTGCGATGAGGATTTCTGCGCGTGAATACTTCTCGGCATTCCCCAACAGATCCCGCCCGTTGTCCGAATACACAAAGGTCATCGAGTAGGCATAGCGGGTATCCGGCTGCACGGTGGTCGAGACGTTGATACTCGTGATCCTGGGTGTCTCGGTGTTGTCGTTAGACTGGAGACGGAAGCGCACCTTGAGCCGTTTGCCGGTCTTGTTCAAAAGGATGGTCTGCACGGGTCCCGAGGTGAAGGGTGTCGCGCTGGGCGTCCAGGCGGTTTCTTCGTCCAGTCTGTAATCCCACTCGATACACCTCGCCGCACTCACATTCTCCAATCCAAGCTTCACATAAGAGAAGATCCGCTGCTGATCGTCGCCGATCCAGGCAAGTTCAAGCACGCCTTCATGGGTGAATCGGTAAGTCCCGTCCGTCAGTTCGTTGACCGTGTTGCCCGGCATCGGCAGGTAGGCAACGTCTTCGCCCTCACTAAACCATAGCCGGTCCGCCATGTCGCCTGGGATGACTTGCAGGAAGATCGCGTGGATGCGCTTACCTGCCGCATCACACCGATAATCTTCGTGGTGCCCGCCGCCCTTGCGAGTCATGATGGAGGAGTAACCAGTCGTGCCCGCGTCGTAGTTGTACAGGAAGCGGTCCGGGTAGCCGACCATCGACGTGACGTAGCCCTGCCTCTCTAGCGGTAACCCCTCATCCTTGTTCGGGCCCACGTCGTCTAGGTTCGAGCGGTAATACTCCTCGAGTCCTTGGAGAAACGAGAAGTACAGGTAGACATCATGCACCAGGTGCCCTGCGCCGTTATGGATATTCTCGACCTGACTGTACTCCCGCAAGGGCACAGGGGTATAGGTGCCGTTGTCGATATACCCAAGCGATCCAGCCCGAAAGATCCATGGAACCTCCGGGTCGCCGTAGAGTTCCAGCCCCGTGACCTTGTCTCCAGGTTTGCCGAGTGGCACCTCGGACCCGTTTGGAATGGATTCAATGCCGTCGATCCAGTAGTTACCAGTTGCGGCGGTCACACGTAAGCCAAGAGCAAGAACGACATTCAACCCTGCCGCGGTGTCTATGTAAGGCAGGGTGATTTGGAACCATTCATTTGGTACCAGGGCGGGCAGGGGTAGATCCTGGATACTTGAGGCGGCAGTGCCAGAGATGGACAGGAACGCCTTCACATCTCCCTCGGCGGTCGCGTTTGCCGATTTGAACCAGAACCGGAGTTGCCGCTGTCCTGCCAAAACGTTCGCGTTCGTCTGCCGCGCAAACTCATTGCCAACAGAGAAATAAGCTACCGGATTGGCGGGACCTGAGGAGACGGTGATCTTGAGTGACGCTGAGCCTGTCATGAAATCTGCGGTGTCGACGGCAATCGCCGCACCGGCCCCGGCTGTCCAGCCAGTGGTCACTTCGCAATCGTTGACCAGCCACGGGAATTTCAACCGCCTGCCCCATGGCTCTGCCGTAGCCTGTGCAAAAGACGGGCGGCCAGCGTTGTCGAAGTCGTTGGCTTTGCAGATCGTCAGCCCCTTGGTTTTGTGTTGGAAGCTCAGAAGATGCTTCGCATAGTTGTCCTCCTGGGCGAATAACCTGGTCCAGGTGCCGTTATTGTTGTACTCCCTCATCCGGCGCATCTTGATCGCGTCTCCCTGGGCAAAGTAGACCATGTCACCTGTCACCAGGATTGAAGTCGGCAGGACCGTCAGCCCATGCCCGGTGATCTCCGTCCAGACATCTGTACCCAAAATGACATACACACTCTTGCCTGCCTCGAAGTTTTTCCCGAAGGGTCGCTTGCCTGGTAGGTGTACTGTGTCCGATTCGTTAGAGACAATGGTCTTGTATGGCTGGCTCCATTCACTGTTCGCGCCCTCGATCACTAGGAGCAGCGCGTCTACGAGTGCGTTGGTTGTCCAGTTTTGGGTACTGTCGGTCAGGGCGGCGGTACTGGCGGTTGCCACGCCGCGGTAGCCGTTCATATAGAGCTTCGGCGCAGTCGATCCAGGTGGGCGGGTGAGCATGTAGAGCTGCGATTTATAGACAAAAAACATCATTCCCAGTATGGCGCTGTCGTCGACCAGCCGAAAGAATAGGTCATACGTCGCTGCGCCCCAGCTCACACCATCGGGAGCGGCGATTGTTGAGTAGGCGCTGCCTGCGGCTACATCTGTGCCTACCTGCCAGTAGTCGGTCGCGGTATCCGTGCCGACTGCACAGAGCACTACCCAGTAGGTCGCACCGCTGGCCACGGCTTGCACAGAGGAAAATGCGAACTCATAAAGCTGGCTGACGGTATCTCCAATGTCCGAGACGGCAACTGAGACACTCTTGAGCACCGTGCCCGGCGCGCCGGCGTTGTTGGCGCACAGTTCGGCGATTAGGGTGCTGGCGGGCGTTCCGCGCCTGCGTATCCAAGTATAGATACGGGCCCGGTTGCCCGAGGCAGAAGCCGTGATCTGCACGGCGATATAACGACTGGACCCATTGAGAGATTGCCACGTCAGCCCGCTAGCATCGGCAGGCATGTACTGCTCTACGTTTCTAAACCATCCTGTATAAGTTTCCAACCCTCCCAGGGTGACAAGCCCAGGCTTGCGGGTGTTCAGGCGCTTGCTGTCGGCGAAGCGTGAGCGGTCATCGGTGGCAACTTTCAAGCCGCGCCCGCCGCTCCAATCGTTCTGTGTGAATGGGACGTGCTGGCTGTTTCCTTTGGGTCGGCGCTCGATGGCGTTGCCGTTCGGAGAAAGTATGAGACCGTACTTCATACCGGCTGGGTCCTGCAAAGAGATGTGGTGCGTGTTGATTTTGTTGGTCGGGCTGACATCCGGCTCGGTGGTCATGCGGTTCTCACTCTTAGGCGCGGCTTATGTTGATTTGGTTTTATATGAGCCTTCGCGGATTCGATAGCCTCATTCAACCATTCAGGGATCGTGTCCGTGCCTGCCTTGCCGAAGCGTTTGTAGGCTAGTCGCATTGCCTGGCGCGCGGCGAGATAGACCAGATACTCTTCGTCCACCTGATAAAACAATTCATCAGTGTCTGCGTTCAGTTCGCTGTGGAACCCCTCGTAAAAAATGTGAATGGTTTTGTCGGCTGCCGGTTCCCGATACTGCTCGAAGATGAGCTTCCCGAATCGCTCCTCCCAATGATTATTCGGCTCCGGCTGGGTCAGGGTGTCTGTGTCGATAGTGACGTCAACCACGTGCGTGACGCCTGCCGGCAGGGTATAGATGAGCTGACTCTCTACACTGGTAAGGGTTTCGTTGTCGTAGAGGATCTTTCCGATCTCTCGAAGTGCAAGGTTCACCGCCTGCCGGAGGTCACGGTACTCGACAAAATCAGAAGCTGCCACCTCGAACGTCACACCGCTGACGATGTTGGAGGGGAACGCAGCAACGGTCAATCGGTCGTTTGTGTCGGAGAAGGCCGTCACCGCCCGGCTGCGGCCTGCATTGGCTCCGCTCGTAATCCAGGCAGTGCCGCCTACAAAGTTATTGTCGGGGAAGCCTGCAAGGTTGACCGTATCAATGATCTGGGTTGCGTTGCCTGGGCTGGATGTGGCTGCGCCGATCACGGTGCGGGTCACAAGTCTTGCCACCTGGCGGGTGAGGTCGGCGAGAGTGGCGGTCATTTACCCCTCCAACGCTTCGGGATGTTCTTCGCCCAGGCTGGCGGCTTGCGCTTGCCTGCCTTGTGCATCGCAATGGCGATTGCCTGCATCTGCGGCCTGCCTTCATCCATCATCATGCGGATGTTGGAGGAGACGGCTGATTGGCTGGTTCCTTTTTTGAGTGGCATATAGTCCTCGTTATTTGGCGGGTGCGCTGTCCGATCTTCTCCTAGGCTTTCGGGACGGCGCGTAGGACGTACTCGTTCGGACGAGCGGACGGGTCGAGGTAGAAGAAATTGCCCCTCTCATCGCCGACGATCACGCGAGCGGTTTGCAGGTCGGAGAGTTTGACAATTGGCTTGCCTGCGATGAAGGCAGGAAAGTGTACAGTCTCGACTTCGCCGGCCTGAGGTTTTTCAGTCACCGTCTCTTCAGTTGGCTGCACTTCCTCAACGGATTCGAGCGTAACCGGTTCTTTCTGGGGTTTTTGTTTCCTTGGCATGGTAATCTCCTTTCAATGGATACAGGGCATCCCGGTATAGGTTGCTCTTTTCGTGGATCGCAACTTCGATGCCGCGCGCCGCGGCTTGCCCCAGCCAGAAGAAGATGCTGTCACCCTGCTTGCGGTAGCCGTTGTCATAGAGTTCGATGCCGTACAGCTCTACTCTGGTGTAGTGTTTATAGATCGCAAGCGCAAGAGCATAGGGCGTGGTCGAGGTGTAGAAGTCCTGAACCTTCTCCGCACCGTGCCAGAGACCGGAGTACAGCGCACTGATGCTGTGTCTCGGGAAAGCGAGTGACGCAGGGATTTGGGGGTCGGCTGCGTGCATCCAGATCGGGAAGGGGTGCGGCTGCCTAAGCCAGTCCCTATATTCTTCCTCGTAACGGTCGGTGGTCAGGCAGTCGGCATGGGTTTCAAAGACCCCACTCACACGCGGCAACCCCATGGCATAGTCGTTGAATGCCCAGATGTCGATATGAGGCTTGTCGAATGGGGCGAAGTCGCGGGTCTCTTTGGCGCGTCCAACAATAGCAACAGTTCTCATGATTTGTATAGTGAAAGCCCGCCCGTCGCCGAGCGGGCCTCTATTCAGCTGGTTGTTACGAGTGCCGTGAGTTGGAGATATAGACCACCACGGCTCCAAAGGAACCGGCTGCGGTCGAGTCCAGCGTCACGTTCAGGATCACCGACAGGTCGGTAAGGGACGGGTGATCGCAAAAGAGCGGGCACACATAATGACCGGCTGCCGTGATCTGCGGGATGGTCGTCTGTTGCAGGGTGTTGTTCGAGCCGTCCTCGAAGTCTGCGGTCACATCCAACACATCACCCGAACTGACGGACGGGATGATGATATGCAGATAGAGCGGGTCGATCATCGGGGTGAGATCGACGTCGGTCAGGGTCGAGTCGGCGGTCAGGTTGCCAACAGAAGCGGCGCGTAATACAAGATTGGTATCCATGATCGTTTCTCCTTATGCCGCTGTCCAGCCCCAAGCAACGGCTGCCGGTCGAGGGCTGACTATATAGAGACCAATGGAACCATCGACCACTGTGCGGTAGTTGACACGGTCTTCGAGCAATCCAACATCTTCGGCGGTCGGCATCTTCATCGCCCAACCTGCGATGTACGGCTCACCGAAGCGAAGGCAGTACATCGAGGACTCACTCCCACCTGTCAGGGCGGTGTTGTTGACTTCCGCATCGCCAAGGATCTGGGAAGATTGGTCGACCTTGTATCCAGCCTGGGCGATCTTCGCGCCGCCCGGACCGTAGGTCAAGAGCTTGCGTCCCAGGAACTCTTCGCTGAACACCTGGTTGGCCTTGCGTAGAGCTGCTACAAAGCGGAAGTACATGGTGCGACCCATGAACAAAATCTTCTGGCTGGCGTCGCCGTCGACGCGGTCAATCAGATCGTCGACCTTGTCGAACATATCGAACCACCAGTTGGTGACAGACGTATCGGGGGAGATGTCCAGCCCGGCGTCGAACTTCTGGTTCGAGCCGAGGTCGTTATGGATGCGATACCACATGCCGACAATCGCATCCTCGTCGCCGGTGGGGGTGTTGTTGAAGAAGGCGTCGTTGAAGGCGAACGCACTGCCCTGCATGATCGCTTCGCTCTGTTGAGCGCGCACGTCCACCAGAGAGCGGGCTTCGACGTACTCTTTGGGCACGTCGATCTTTGCCCCCAGGAAGTGAAGCCGCTCACGCCAGGGGTCGGGGGTGACTTTCACATCGCTGAATGATTCGCCGATCTTGCGCCAGGGCACAGTCGGCAGGGAATTGAAGCGGATGCCTTCCTGTGACAGTTGGGCGTCCGTCTTGAGAGAGAGCATGTCCATAATCAGGGATGCTTCCCGCCAGGTCTTGATGACTGCACGCGTCAGGGGCGGCGCGGTCATCTCGTAATCTAAAAGCGTATAAGCCATTTCAGGCCTCCAAGTTTAGGTTGAAGGCGGGCAGGTTACTCTTTCTTATAAGCGTTCTCCCAGGCGTCGTGTGCGCTGCCGGGGGTCTGAACCTGTCCGCTGATCTGTGATCCACCACCCACCACGCGGGCGGCGGCGTTCCTGCTTTGAGCCTGGAGGCGCGTTGCCTTTGTGTTGGCGGCTTTGTCTGCCGCGCGTAGGATCTTCACTAATCCTTTCGGATCGTTCCATGCGCTGTCGACTGCTTTTTGCAGGTCTGCAAATTCAGGGTCGGCGCGCGTGACGGTCGCTCCTACTTCTTCAAAGACATTCGCGATCTGCGCATTCATGTACTGGATCGCCTCGTCAGTATCTGACACTTCGGGAGCTGGCTGAGTGGTCGGCGTGGTTTCCTCGGGTGGGGAAGCATACGCCTCAGTCACGATCTTCTGTTGTGCCTGCTTGACTTGGTCGTCGGTAAGTCCGAGCGTATCCTTGGTTTGGCTCAACGCTGCGAACCTATCTGTGATCTGCTTCTGAATGCGGTTCTCACTCTTTGCCGTCTGAGACTGTGCGATCCGTGCGGCTCGCTGATCGGCGATCTTTTCGATGGCTGCGATCTGCTCAGGGGTAAGCGGCGTTTCCGTCTGCGGTTCGATTGGAGTTTCAGCCTTTGGGGTGATTGGCTCCTGAACCTCTGCGCTTGTGGGAGTGACCAACTCCGTTGGCGTTGCTTGGGATGTCGGCTCTGGCATTGTGATGTTCCTCCATTGCTGGCAAACAAAAAGCGGCACCTGGTTAGGGTGCCCGCTCGTAAGTCTGTCGGCAAGAATGTTAAGTTGGCGGGATTATATCACGCGAGATCTTATCGCCGTCAATGGCGGTGTCAGCTGGTGTAACCTTTTAGAAATGATCACATCGTCACTCGCGTCGATGTCGGCCGCTCCATGGATGGCGGTGCTTACCCGGGCCGCATCGCCGTCCGCGGTGTTCCTCGAGGAAATCAGATCCCGCACCGTCATTCGTGGTGGTGCCTTCCGGAATCTCTCTGCTCAATTTGCCTAGCAGATTGGATCACATCCAACAGCGCAAGCCGTTTGAGCGCGGGCATCTCTGCCAGCATCCGTCTCCATCGCTTCTGCTGCTTCCTGATAGTCTCCCTCTCTCGGTAATTGTCGCCGAGATAGGAATAGTCGTGGAGTTCAAACGGCTGCGGGTAGTTCATCCATAAATATTCCGTGACCACCGTGCCTCCACGCGTCCGGGTCTGGTAGGAAATCACGCGCCAATCCTTGAGCATCTTATCGTAGAGACCGGACTTGTAGCCGGAGATTGCGATCATGGCAGGCAGGGATTTCAACACTTTCAAAAGTTCGGCGTGCTCTTCCTCTGTACAGAACTCATGCCTGTAGAGCGGCTTCTGATGTGACCGGGTCGACATGATGTAGGGTGGGTCGCAGTAAACAAACTCGTCGCCCTGCCAGTCGTAAGAACTGAGAAACGATATCGCATCGCCATGCGTGGCGAGGTGCCCGGCACCCCAGTCCTCCCATTGTTTGATAACGTTCATATCGACGTCTATGCCGATGCTTACGATCGCCGGTTTCTTCAAGCGCATGATCGCGCCTGATCCCAGGAAGGGTTCGATATAGGTTGTGTGGGGTGGGATCTGATTGATGATCCGCTGGTAGATGCCGCTTGCGTTCTTACCGCCTTTATAGTTCATGGCTGTGTCTCCTCCCTGCAGTATCGCCGAATATGGCGTGGTTGTCAAGAGTTAAATGCAGGTTCCCGACTGCTCTCTGCAAACAATCGGGAACCATCTAAAATAAAGCATCGCAGTAAAGTGGCGGCTCTGGCCTGAGGGGGGCAGGCTGAACACCGCCGAACGCAAGATTACCGCAAACAGAATCGCCTGTCAAGACTGCAAATTTCAGCCGTTGAATTTTCGACTCAACCCATCTATAATCAGGGCGGCGGCTATTCCTGTAGAGTAGGTGAGCCTGTACACCGCCTAGAGAACACCGACGCCGCGCTGTTCTCGAAACTCCTGCACTTCCTCATGTGGCGTGCATGATAGTGCTGTCCGTCGATGCAACTGCCAGAGGTCTGTAGCCAAGCTGGCAGTTGTGTTTTTGTTGGGTGTTACTCCGCTGTAACAGGCGCTTCCTGCTTTCAATCTCGCGCCGTTGACCTGCGCTGTGAGTGGACTGCATCCAAAGCTTTACGAGCATATAGTCGTAGGTCGGGATGGAGAGAAGTGTGGGACATGAATTCATCTGAGACAATCCCAAATCACGGGCGTGAATATTAACACGAACCAAAGCAGGAAGAGGGCGCGGCGAAAGGTTCTCATTCCACTTGTTCGAAGCCGTCGACATATCCCCTGCGTCTATCGGGTGGGCAGAATAAAGTGACAGGAATATTGTCGGCGGCGTTGAATAAATCTTCTTCGCGCAACTGGTTTGCAATGATCTTCACCAGTTGCTCAGATAGATGGAATCGATTTGCGAGGTAATCCAAATCAACGTGTACATTCTTCGCTTGCGCGGCTGCCATCCAGTCGGCAACCATCTCCACGATGTCTATGAGTGTCATGTCATCCACGCCGTTTTTGAAGTGTTCAGGATGATGTCGGTTGGCTTCGTAGTGCATCCGCAATCCTTCGCCCATCTGCTCTAGTGCTTCTTTGTATTCAGGGCTGCCGAGTGTGCGGGCTTTCAACTCAGGAACCCACCTATCGAACATTGCTTTTTCGGTCGGGTTCTTGAGTTTGCTGTCGTCGTGATATTTGGAACGCCCTTCCAGTAGCGTCCAGAATCGGCGCATCCAATACACGACTTTCTCTTTATGCTCAAGCACGTCATCCGTGCAATCGTATGCCATCTTTTACACTTTCACAGCAGGTGTGAAATCAAGATAGTATTCCTCGTTGATTTCAAACAGATCGTCGCGAACGGCTTGCAGTTCTATCGTGCCGCTTGGTGTCGATGCGAAGAACTTCTTGTCCTCTTCATCCGCGCCCGGTCCACCAGTCACAGCCTGGAAGCGGTAGTTATAGACTATTCCGCTCTCATACTTGCCGTCGTTGTTGTACTTGCCTCCCATCAGCTTAGTTACAGATGTGCAAGAAAATTTTGCGCGAACAGTTGTGAGTGCCATATCTTTACTCCTTTAGGTGAATGATTTATTGACCGCCATAAAGTAAGGCGGGAACAACCTGAGAATTGAGCCACGAATTGAGATTGTCCATCGGTCGACCCTCCATAATCCACTGCTGCTCCAGGGCTTTGTAGGCTCCCTTCGGCAACTTCTTCCCGCTGTAGGCATAGGTCGTGACGTAATCGAGGAGACCCGGTGCCCATGTCGAAGTATCCACCCGTTTGAAAACCTGCCCCTTAAATATCGGTTCCAGATCTGGGTAGCTCTTCATCCATTTATCCTTCCAATCCCAATACTTCCTCAGCTCAGGGTTCTTCAAGAGATAACTGGCGCGCTGGCTCTTTGGCAATGAATAGTAGCCTTGCTCCAGCTCATAATAGTTGCCGTAATACTTGGTGCGCTGGTTGAAGAATTGATCCGTGATCTTCGTCACCTGCCGGTCGTAGAGGTTGAGCTTGGGTCGCTCGGCTGCCGGCACCGCCAGCACTGGCGCGGTCTCCGGAGTCTTCGGGATCATGCCGCCCAGGAGCTGCGCCCACTGCGTCAGGGTCTTCACGTCCAGGCTATCGTAAGAGCGAGTCTCCTTGTCCAGGAAGGAACGGTTGAAGTCGTCGCCCATTTCAGAGCGGGCCTGTTTCTGGTTGGTGGGACCCAAGCCCATGTACGCATCCCAGATGTTACCGATCAGGAAAGATCGCAGTCGCTCCTCGGGCGGCTTGCCTTTCGCAAGGTAGGCTTCATATTCGGGGTGGTCTGAGAAGAAGCCATTGATCGCGGTCTTATCGCCACCGTCGTACTTCTTCCAGGCTTCGTTCCATTCACCCTTCAAGCCGCGATACTCCAGCTCACCGGCTGGTAACAACCCCGACCCGAACAGCGACGGCAAGAAAGACTTCACACCTGCGCCGACTCCCTCATGTGTGCCAGCTAGTACCGCACCGGCAAGGGGCGTCCTCATCGCAAGCTCCAGCTTTACCCGCTCGCGTGCCTGGTCGAAGAGCGCGCCTTGTCGCTCGATCATTGCCATCTGTGCCTGCTGGCTGGTGATTGCACCTTCTGCTACCATGTTGGATAGCTGCCGGTCGACATAGTAATCGCCGAACTCGCCGAACTCCGGCAGTCCAGCTTTCTTTCGCAGCATCTCTTCGGGCTTCCCCAGGAGCGCGGCGAACTGTCCTATCGGCTCCGCCCAGGTTCCTTTGGTGGTGGCTTCGAGCGCGCGGGCAGTGTTCAGGAGTGGGGTCGTCGTGACTTTGTTCGGCTCTCCCTTACTCAGGAATGGAACCTTGGCACCCAACAGATTGAGTGGAGTGGAGAGATACCATGCGGGACCAAACATCGTAGCCATGAAATCAAACGGGTTGGAGATCTCCGACTCTCTCCTCGTGCCTGCCTCAGCCAGTGCCCGTTCCCACAGGCTGCCGCTTCTACTCTGTGCGGCTTCGGCGATTGCGTCGTCGGTTGCCTGTCCATCCTGTGCCCACTCCTGCAAAACTCTTTCCGCTTCGATCACCTGATAATTCTTATCCCTCATCATCGTCTCGAAGGGTCTCAGGAAATTGGCAGGCGTGAAGAGATTGGAAAGCGGGTCGATATACAACGCGTCGCCCATCCATTTGGGAAGCCACGGCGCGGGGATGCGGAACTTGTTTCTCAAACGCTCAGGCACATCTCGTTCATGCTTGTTCTGGAGATTACGAATGCGGGCGTAGTTGGCGAACCAGGCAGGCTTGTCGATACCGCGCGCCGCCCAGGTCATGAGGCTGCGGGTGTAATAGAACTGGTAGGGTGCGACGGCTTCCAGTCCACGGTCGAACCCGTACCGCCTGTTGTAATTCAACATGGCGAAGTCGCGCTGTGACTCTCCCCATTTGATGGTCGAGTTCTTCACCGCGCCCATGTCGTTTTGTACCTGACGAACATACTGCCGGAGGAGCTGCTGTCCCTCGGCTGACATGTCCTTATATGCTCCGTCCAGCGGGCGCTCATTGGTGAGCTTGTCGAGTGCGACGGTCTGCATCGCGTCGAGCAGAGGTCTGACGCGCGACTTCCAGCCCGCGTCCTGCCATTCACTATCTGCCTTGAAGCCTGAGGCGTCCTCCATTGTGCCCATTGGGTAGTCTGCCTGGAACAACGTCTGGACCGAGGGCGGCATTTGATCACGGACCGTCGAGCGTTGCCCTAGTTCAATGCGCCGGGACTTGTCGTCATACAGGGACTTGTCGGCGCTGGGTAGGTTGTCGCCGATTCCATAGGAGATGGTGAAGCCCTTGCGCTTCGTGTCGCCGATGGTGAAGACATGTTCCCGGACTCCTTTGTCGATGGCGTCAAGCGCGGTGCGTGCGGCTTCTTCACTGGGGAACCAATAGGAAAACTCATCGCCGCCGACACGGAAGGCGCGCCCGCCGACCTTCTCCACTTCCACCTTTGCGATCCCGCCGATCCCCTTGATGACCTGGTCGCCCCCCCCGTGCCCCCAGGCATTATTGATAGCAGTCAGGGCGTTCAGGTCGGAGATGGCCTCCACCCATCCAGCGGGCTTGGCTCCCTCGATGCCCTTTGCAACCAGCGTTTCCAGTCCTGAGAGTGGATCCACCAGCGTCTTCTTGAAGATCCAATCCATGACCTCCTGCTGCTGGGTCGGGTCGAGGGTGCCCCATGCGTCCCTGAGTTGCTTGTGTGCGGGTTGTCTGCGGTCGCTGAGCATCTTCTCTATCGGCTTCTCTTCCCCAAGCATCCGGTTGAATACACTCCTTACGTCGTCGGTCAACTGCACATCGATAGCGCTTCCGGTGATCTGCTTATAAACTTGAAGCATCCAGCTCTTGAAACTCTCGAAGGCACGCTTCAGCTTGGGCGTCGGCGCTTCTCCATCGGCAATGTACTTCTCGAAGCCGCGTGCAAACTTCTCCTCGTGCTCACGCGTCCACTCGCCATCCCTGACCCCTGCCCATTCTTCGATGGTGACAAGGTCGGCTTTGATCTTCTGGTTGTCGGTGCGGGTCGCCACATCTGCCAGCACGCGCCGGAAGACATGGGCGTTCTCGTGGATCAGGGTCGAGAAGTTCCTGGCTTCGAAGGCGTGGATGGTTGCCTTGATGCCGTCTGGTCCGAAGGTGACGGCGCCGCGCTTTGCGCCGGTCCCATTGGCGATCTGGTAGTAGGTGTCCAGAATCTTGGTGGCGTTGTCGTCGAAGATCACAAAGTTATATGTGCCTTCGCCCGCGCCGCGGCTGGCTTCGTCCAGATACTTGATGCCACTGACACCTGCTTCGTTCAAAGCAAGAGATGCGGCTTTATCACTCTTAACTTTCCCAGTCCAGCCTCCGGTAAATGTCTTCTCGGTTCCGTGAGCTTCGGCTAGTCGGTCGTAAAAATCTTTTCCTTTTGTGGCTGCCAGGAACCGTTCGAACATTTCAGGCGGTGCACCCTTCCACCCAGGTTGACTGTCGTACCATTTCCTCGCAGCATCCTGTACCACCTGCGGCTGCTCGCTCAATGGCTGATCCCACAACAGATAATTCTCGTCAGGGACATGAACGCGATAAAGCTGTCCAGCTTCTGGTGGGCGCTCTCCAATCCCCTGGGCTGATTCGAGTATATAGTTGTATTCAGACTCGGCTACTTTCAAGCGCGTCTGCAACTGCCTGTCGCTTGGGCGCTGTGATTGCTTTTCTCGCAATGCGTCGACAAGTTCCTTTTTCTTATCCACTACTTCCCAGTAGTCGTACAGCTTCCGTGTTTCCGGGTCCATCTTGTTCAGAGATAAACCATGTCGATAATACTCTGCGACCTGTTTCTCTTCAGCAAAGTACAGCCCCCATCCATAGACCTGTGCACCTTCGCCGGTGTCGATCTTGTCGAGGGTGAACTTGTTAAACTTATACGGGCTGCCGTGCCACACTTCCTGGAAGAGAACACTGAGCGACTGCCTAGCAACCTGCTCAGCTAGCTTCGGATTGAGGTTGTGCGCTTCGGTCAGGATGGCAACGCGGTCGGCTTTGTTCGGCTCATTAGCTACTGCCCGCCTCAGCTCGTCGGCTCCACTTCTTACCAGTGCCCGCGCATAGTCGCTGACTTCCTGCGGTGTCATCCTTCTGTTGACTGGCTCAATCTGGAAGAGATCCCCTTCCCCGCCTGAGACCACATCTTCATAGTACCTGGAATAGAAAGCATCGCCGCTCTCTCCTGTTATACGCATGTACCATTCTGAAACACTTTCACTCAACTCCATGTAGGCGGCGGCCTGCTCATCGGTCAGCCCAAAGACGTCCCTGAACTTCTCTTCCAGGATACGCTTCGTCTGCATTGCCTGCCCGCGCTCTTCCATGGAGTTGGTCTCATCGGCGATCCGGCTCATCGTGTCGGCAACAGCCTGCTCTCTGGTTGCATCCTCCACACGCGCCACTGTCTCATCCGCGATCCGGCTCATCCAATCTGTCCAGGTCTCACCGGAGGGGGCGCGCTCGTTGGTCAGCTCCTCTGGCAGCTCGCCGATCTTCTCATACATCTTCGTCAGGTCGCCGGTCGAGGTGGCGTCTTCAAGATCCTTCTGCCAGAGTGCCATATCGAAGACGGGTTCCTGCGCTGCCATCTCTTCGGCGAAAGCCGTCTCTGCTCGCTTGAGCGCGGCTTCGTAGTCGTGACCGGCTGGATAGATCTTCTCTCCCTGGCGTGCGCGGGTAAGAAGTTCAGTCGCCTGCCTGATTCCGCCTGGGTCGTCGGGAGAGTTCAAGTCGATTGGGTAGCCGTCATCAGCCAGCATGCGCGCCATTTCATCCAAGCCGATTCCCTTCTTCCTGAACACTCCGGGCATGGAGCGCGGTCGCTTCTCGCCGGTCAAGTCAAGAGCCTGATCGATCTGCAAGCCGCCATGTTCGGAGATGGCCTTGAGAATGGATGTGTCGTCATGGATGTCGGGACCTAAGATCCCTTCTGTTTTCCTGGCGGCCTGTTCTGCCTTCGCCCTGGCAAGGTCTACCTTGTTGGACTCTTCCACCTTCTTGGCTTCGGCTCGCTTGTCCATCACATCCCGCACCATCTCCGGCGTCAGACGCGGGTCATCCAGTCCGGTCAGGTCTGCGATCCCGCCGTACTCTTCTTTCCTGAGCGCACCGATCAGGGCAAAGCGATCTTGCAGGATGGTCCGGTCGTAGGGCAGTCCAACGCGGGAATACTCCTCTGCCACATCCCAAACGGATTTCACCTTCTCAGCTTTGTCTGCAACGTCGCGGGCAGTGCGCTGTTCTGCGTCGGCGATCAGACTATTGATTTCCTCAGCTCCCCCACCTGTGCGTATAGCTTCACCGGGGGAGGGCGGGGGAGTGCCACCTGAAGGCTGACCGCTGATTGCTGATTGCCCGCCCTTCCCGTTCTTGATGACGCGTTCCAATCTCTGTATCCCCTCCTGGTTGATGCGCTCAAGCTCTGCGATCTGGGCAACCTTCTCCGTCTGGTAATACTTCTGCTTTGCCGCTTCCCTCTGATCACGCGTCAGTGACTGGATGGATTTACGGAAGTCGCGCTCACGCTTCACGATGTCGTCAGAGAACTTTGTGTAATCCTCCCACCATTTGCGGGCGGCTTCTCCGGCGGCCGGACCGTACATCTCCTCGTTGATCTTGCCCAGTGCATTCCCCATATTCTTTTCGGCGTTGCCCTTGGACTTGAAGGCCCGCTCGAATGCCTGGTCGACCTTCTTCTGGGAGGCTTCCCACTCTCCAGGAGGAATGGAATCCGGGTTCTCTCGTAGCCTATCGAAGAAAGATCTGCGCTCACTTCTCATGAAGTCGTAGGCTTCCTTCATGGCTGCATCGGACTGCGCGACGGCGGCGAGTATCTCCATCGCCTTTGGGTTACGAGACTTGCCCCATGCTTCGAATATGCCCTGATAGTTCGCCGCCGTCCTCGCATTGATCCGCCTGAACTCCTGATCGGAAATCTGGTAATTCAGGTCAATCGCTTTGCTGCGTAGGCTAGCGTCGGGGATGCCGCGCAATTCCTCGAACGTCTCCCCGAACCGTGAGTAGTGATCCAGCCATGCGTCGAAGTATTCCCCGTTCACCCGCTGCACTACATCCAATGCGGCTGCCGGTCCTTCTGCCTGAACCTTATTCGTGACCTGCTCTGCCATTGTCCTAAGATCGCGGGCGGTCTGCATGTCTTGGAAGTCCTGAGCCTTCCTGATCGCAGACCTGAACGCGCCTCGTACACGGTCGGGGGTATCGGCTTTGGCAAGGACGCGATCCAGCTCATCCAGCACGCCGACCTTCTCCAATAACCTGGCTGCCTGGGTGGACGGCATTCCCATCTTCTGGGCTGCGTCGTTGACCAGAGTCCGAGACATGATCCCTGACTGTCGCTGGAAGACAAAGCGCTCGATCTCATCCTTGTTCATGCCCGCCTCGATCAGAGAATAAATGCTGTTCGGGTTGATGCCTGCCTGCTCCAGGTGTCCCTTCAGATCCGGTGTCACTTCGGCAAAGCCGCGCCCGCGGCGCCACGTCTGCGACCACATATCCCGCATGGCGATCATGTAGCCGTTCTTCCCCTCCAGTTGTTCGAAGGCGGAAGATAACTTATTGAACGGCATGCCCCTGCCGATGGCGGAGACTATCCGCTGCGCTCGACCCAGGGCGTCATTCTGGTTTCCCTTGACTTCCGCTTGAATCGCTTCTGTTTTGACGCTGCTCTTTGATGCGGCCTGTTCTACTTCACCGCCGATCCCAACTCCCTCTTCCAGTCTGGCGGGTGTCACTCCGAATCGGTCGAGCCATGTGTCGATCTGCCGCGGGGTCATGTATCCATAGATGCCGGTCACGGCTCTATGGACCATGTTCGACATGCCGTTCTGCAAAGCATAGCCCGGACTGCCGCCCAACAGGAGGACAGATTGCGCGCTCTTCAAAAGATGTGTGGTCCTGAAGAAGGCTTTCGCTTCCGGCGTATCGCGCCCCAACCCTAGCTTCTCGACTGCCCATTCGTCGAAGTGAGAACCGAGGGCATCCATCATCGAGGCTTTCCATTGGTCGACATGCCACGGCAATGCCCCGTCACCAGTGAAGACATCCACCATCTGCTTGAGATTGTCTTTGGTGAAATCGCCGCGCTGCATGTCGGCAAGCAGTTCCTTGGCACCCGGGTCTGTGGATTGTTGCAGCCGTTCGGTTAGCCTCTGGAAGTCCTGCTCATCTGTGCCGCGCTTGGCTAGGTCTTCGATGAATGTGCCTGGCTCCTCGCCCAACACATCGGCGATCCTAAGGAGTCTCTCCCTATGGGGTTGTGCAAGATCCCAGGCTGCCAGCGGTCCGTCGACCTTGGCGCTATCAAAGTCCTTGAGCGCGGGCAGGATCGTGTACCACTCCGGGCTTTGGGCGATCTTGCCGCCCATCTCTGCCCAGACCTTCATGTCACCCTTCGAGAGTGACCCCATAAATTTACTGATCTCATGCGGATCGTCGAAGGTGGAGAGGAGCGCGCCGAGGTTGTTATAGAACATGTTCGCCCCTTCGCGTGCGCGTGCCTCCGGTGTCAGTGCCGCCCAGTCGTCTTTGAGCTTCGACCATAGCCCGGCCTGTTTGGCTGGCTTGTCCAGGAGTCCGGTCTGTGTGAGCGGTCCGCTCTTGATCTGCCCGGCTTCGTTGAGACCTGCGACCCATCTGCTTACTGAACTCATCTTGGTATAGTCGAAGCCTGGCGCCACATCTCCGGTTTGCACCAGTGTCTGATACCTCCGCAATCCCTCGACCGGCGCTTTGGATTCCAGGAAGGCACGCGCCGCAGTCTCGTTCCCCATGAGGCTGGCGAGTTTGCCGGTCGTCTTGGCTGTCACTTCCGGCAGGTATTCCAGCGGGTCAATGGCTGCTTGTCCGGCAAAGTCTGCCACGGTCGCGCCCACATACTGCCCCTGCTCGCCCATGATTTGCCGAACCACATCCCGAGGGTCCTCACCATTGATGATCGCCTTATGGATGGTGAGCCTGGCTTCCTGCAAGATCCCCATAGCATCGTTGGTATCGTAGAAGTTGCCGGTCACCGGGTTGAACCCCTGCGCTACGGCTCGATCCACCGGCTGAGATGCGCCGACCACGAAGTCCTGCCCAGGCTTGGCGAGGACGGCGGTTTCATCTCCCAAGAGTCTCGCGATCCCTGGTATCCAGTTGCGTGCGCCCATGAAGTCGCTGGCTTCGTAGGCAAAGCGTCCCGCTTCCCAAGTCGCCTTCCGGTAGGCAGGATCTGTCAGCATCTTATTGGCGCTAGCTGCCGCTTCCTGATTCCCCTGCGCTCCGGCAATTGCTGCGTCCAGTGCCTGAGCTGTGTACCCGACCGTCTGCTCTGCTCCTTCTGAGAGCTTGTTCAGGACAGCCATCAGTCCGGCAGTTGCGCTTGGCTGCTCGAAGACTCCCCGCGTCGGGTCATACTGTTGCCCGCCGACAAGTCCCAGTCCATAACCAACAGCCGCACCTGCAACCTTTCCAACAGGACCGAAGATCCCACCGGCATGAGCACCCGCCAAAGCCATGGGACTGGCCATGATCTTGGGGTTGGAGATGATGCCATAGTATGTCTTCTGCCAGCGGGGCAACTGCTTCCAGTCGAAGTTCGGATCATTCAGGATCTGATCACGCACGGCAACAGGAAATTGTGTGATCTGCCCGGACTTGTAGAAAGAGGGGTCTTTGAGGAGCTTCGCCCGCTCGGTGGTTTCGACGTCAGTCCAGCCTGCACCGCCCGTCTTCACAGCTTCTACCGTCGCGAACTTGACCGGCGTCGGGGCTGCCTGCACCTGAGTCGCCTGAGTCGGTGGCTGCTGTATCCCTGCGTAGTGCTGCTGGAACCAGTCAGGATTGACCTTGACCCGCGCGTCGACATACTTCTGTGCGATCTGAGCAGTCGACATTCCGGCAGTCTGGTAATCCAGAAGCCCCTTTTGCTCCAGCCGCACGTCTTGCTTATGCTGCCGGATCAGATCTTCGCTGTTGTAGAGTTGCCACTTCTTGAGGTTGTCGGC